CTACAGGAATATCCGCCAGTTCATGTCCAGGGCTTGCCCCAGTTTCTTGGCCATCTCCTTACCGATGGGCCGCTTGCCACGTTCCATCCCGGAAATATGGGACTTGTGGATACCGATAGCGTCGGCGAGCCGGGCCTGGGTCATCTCGCGCAATCCGCGCGCGCCGGCTAAAACCCGGCCAGGCGTCGAGTCGGCAAAGAATTCTTCGGCTGGAATATTCGGTTCGGCGGCCTCCTCAATGGCGCGCGCCACAGCTTCGGCGCGATCTGCCGGAACGGCGACGCTCACCACAACAAACCCATCAATACGGGGCGTTTTCGTGAGTTCCAACATATATCACCTCCACCAGTACGGCTACCTGGTCCTTGACCTGCCAGACCGCCACATATGTGGGGCGGCCTTTACTCAGGTGGCAATGGTATATCTCGCCGCGCCGGTTCTTGAGTTTTCCAAAATGAGGCATCGAGGGTTGCACGGGGCCTTCGAGGGCAATCATCCTTCTCAGGGCATCCAAGCGGTTGCGAATGCTCTCAGGAAGCTTGGCGGCCTGTTTGGCCGCCTTCGACGTAAGTTCTACCCGCCATGTCATAATTCGCAGGTAGTCATTTATTGGTTACCTGTCAACGCCGCCTCCTTGACGCCTGGCCCGCTCCGCCTCAGCCGCAAAAGCAGCCAGGACGGGTTGGGACAAGGAGCAGGACAAGAAAGTCGCCACGCCCAAAGGCAGGAGAGGTGGCACCGCGCATTGGCTGGGAGGTCCCGACTTGGCCGGCAATATCGGTCCACCGGGGCGCCTGTGGTCAAGGAGGTGCAGCCGTGAGCCAGCCTCGTCGCCTCCAACGCAATCCTTCTCCGGCCACCATCGAAGAAGCCCGCTTGCGCAATGTACCGCCACAGAACCTGGCTGCGGAGCAGGCGATATTGGGCGGCGTGCTGCTCAAAATGTCCCTGCTCGACAAGCTCGGGGTGGAGCTGCGGCCGGCTGATTTTTACTCTCCGGCGCACCGGATGGTCTGGGAAGCCATGCTGGATCTGTGGCGGGCCTCAAAGCCCGTGGATCTGATCACCCTGGCCGCGGCGCTGACCGCCGCCGGACGGCTCGATGCCGTGGGCGGGCCGGCGTATCTGGGCGAACTGGCCGGAAGCACCTTCTCGCCCGCCAACTGTCCGCACCATGCCGGCATCGTGCGGGCCATGGCCAAGCGTCGGGCCATGTTGGATATGGCCATGCGCATGATGGAGATCGCCTACGATCCGGAACGTGATCCGGCCGATTTTGTGTCCATCGCCCAGACGGCCTCCGATGCCGTGCTGAAGGACCGGCTGGATACCCACGGGGAAACGCCGGATGAATTTCTGGATCCCTACACCGCCTACCTGGAGAAGCTGGAGGAGTCGGGCGGCGGGGGCGTTTCCACGCCGTTCTGGAAACTCAATGACCTTATCCGGTCGTTCATGCCCGGGGAGATGGTCGTCGTTGGCGCCCGGCCGAGCCACGGCAAGACGGCCCTGGCCCTGACCTTTGCGGAACACGCTGTGGGCCTCGGGCATCCGACCGGGATTTTCTCCCTGGAGATGGGCAAGCACCAGCTCCTCAACCGGATGTTCTCCTCGGGTTCGGGGGTGGCGGCCCAGCGTTTCCGGGACGGCAAGTTTTCGGACGAGGACTGGTCCAGGATCTACGATCACTGCCAGCGCATGAAGCAGATGCCGCTTCGCATCTACGACAAAGCCGCGCGCAAGCCGTCCGACATCCGGGCCGCCTGCCGGCGCTGGCGGCAGGACAGCGGCCTGGACATCGTTTTTATCGACTATGCCCAGCTCATCCCGCCCGATGGCCGCCATCAGAACCGGGAGCAGGAAATCGCGGCCATTTCCCGGTCCATCAAGCTCATGGCCGAGGATCTGGCCGTGCCGGTGGTGCTGCTGGCCCAGGTGAACCGCGAAGTGGCCAAACGGAAGTCCCCGAAGCTGGTGGAATCCGACCTCCGCGAGTCCGGCGCCATCGAGCAGGATGCCGACATCATCCTGCTCATCCAGCCGTGGGACCGCTCGGGACGTGAGGACATCCAGTTCACGCAGTTGACCGTGGCCAAAAGCCGCAACTCCATGACGGGCGAGGTTCCGCTCGCATATAATCGAAAAAATGTGAGATTCGAGCAGGATGACCGATGATGGACAGTGACCAAAAGGGGAAAACCTACTTGTAAAGCCAAGTTTTTACAGGTTGTTATGCTCCAAGCATGATCTAGCAATGCTCGTTTTGGATTTTAGCAATGCTAACGCATGAATGCACCAGGATTTTCGCATGAACACGGACATTCGGATCGCCGTTTCCTTCAAGGGGCACCGGAAGCGGAAACGCTTGCGACTGATGCTCGGGCCAGACTCGACAGACTACCTTCTCGATCTATGGATCTCCACGGCGATGAATCATCCTACTGGAATCCTTGCAGGAATGGATGCGGTGGACCTTGCACTTGAAGCGGGCTGGGAGGGCGAGCCCGAAAAATTCGTCCAAGCGCTGCAGACCTGCGGTTTTCTCGATGTGTCCGGTGATGGCGTGTATTCCCTGCACGACTGGGACGACCATCAAGGATACGCTATCCATGCGGAAAAACGGACGGAAAAGGCCAGGAAAGCCGCTTTGGCCAGGTGGGGCACGAAAGAAGAAGATGCTCCGAGCATGCCCGGAGCATTGCCGCAAGCATCACTTAGCAATGCCCCTTCTCCTGCTCCTTCTCCTGCTCCTTTAGCTCTCTCTCACCCTCCTGACGGGGAGAGAGCGAGAGATGCCGTTTTCGCCCTCATGTCCGAGTGCCAGCCAAAGGCCAAGCCGAAAAGCCCGAACAAGTGGCCGGGGATGCTGCAGGGCCTTCTCGACGAGGGGCAGACCGTCGAGGCCATCGAACGCACCACGCGGTTTGCCCTGCAAGATGCGTTTTGGCGATCCCGAATCCTGTCGCCGAAAGCCTTCCTCGATAACTACAGCCAGATTTTCGACCAAGCGTCAAAAGCAGAAGAGTCGCAAGTTCCATGCAGTGTGGAAGGCAAGGGGCAAGGAATGAGCGCGGAAGACTGGGAAGCATTGAAACAGAAAAACCGTACTCAACCGAAAATTTCCGATAATATGGTGAATGCAATACCTCCTTAACTCAAAAAAGGGGTGAATGTGGGTTAAGATTTACAGGTTGAATACGATGTTCTGGTGTAGTAGAGTTAATAAACGAGGAAAGCAGAGTTTACCACATGGCGAAATTCACCGAAGCGGACTACCTCGAAGGCAAAAAAACAGGCCTGTCCCAAAAGCAGATGGCACTGCAACATGGCGTTTGCGAGGCCTACGTCTCGAAGGTGAAGAAGCGCTGCGAGGGCCAGGTCGCGGCCGCCACGCCGCCGGTGATTCAGACCGAGGTCCTGACGCGGCAGTACGATGCGCTTTCAAAGCTCTCGCTGCTGGCGGACAAGGCCGCCGCGCTTGCGGAGCTGTGCGAGAAGGCTCTCGGAGGTGATTGGCAGGCCAAGGGCAGATTGGAGCAGCTCGTCGGGCGCAAGGGCAACGGATTGCAGGCCTACGTCGCCATCCTGGCCGAGATGCGCAAGCAGCTGGAGCTGGATAACACGATCAAGCGCACCAAATTCGACATCGAGCGGTGTATGCGATTCCAGGAAGAAACGCTCACGGCAATCCAGGAGGAGTCGCCGGAGATGGCGCAACGGATCGTCAGGCGGCTGACAGCAGCCGATGCGACGCTCAGTGCCCTGGATTTCGGACTGAAATCGTCAGATTAGTTTCGTCGTCTTTCACACAAAAGACGACGAAAAGGAAAGTGGTGATTCCAAATGAATTCAGCGCATTGCGACCATGATTCCCGAAAGGCCGGTTTTCCGGCCCCTGATGTTCGTCAGGTAATGCCGAGAAAGTCCGTAAAAGACGACGAAACGGAAGACTGGAAACAGGTCCGCAACAACCACGCGGCCAAGGGGTCCAGGATCGCGGTCGGGCCGATCAAGGGCAAAAAGGACCTAGCCACCATCGCCAGGCTTCTGGCCGACAGGCCTCGCGACCATGCGCTGTTCGTGGTCGGCATCCACACGGCCTTGCGGGCCTCGGATCTGCTGGCGCTGACGGCCGGCGATGTCAGGGCCATCCTGGCCGATCCGGACGACGGCGATGTGATCCGGGAGATCAAGGAGCACAAACTTCGGCGGATCAGCGCCAACAAGGCCGTCAGGGAGGCCGTGGAACGGCTTTTGGCCTCCAGGCCTTACCAGGATGCGGAGTTGCTCTTCCAAGGCAAACGCGGCCGTCTGACGACGTCCTGGCTGCGGCGCATGGTTATCGGCTGGTGCGAAGCCATCAACCTGCGCGGCCACTTCGGTTCGCACACCCTGCGCAAGACCTGGGGTTACCACATGCGCGTGACCTGCGGCGTGGACATTCCGACGCTGATGGCCGTCTTCGGCCACGCGACCCAGAAGCAAACGCTCGACTATCTGTGCATCCAGCCGGAGGAGATCCGGTCCGTGTACGCCTACGAGCTGGTGTGAGGAGGGACTGATGGCGGGACGGCGGTCAACGGGATTTGCGGGGGGCAGGGACAGCCGGTCGATCATGACCGACTTCCTGACCAAGGTGCAGTCGGTGGTCCAGACGACCGAGGAGGCCCCCCCCGGGGGGGTGGGGGGGTGGGCCTGTCAGATGGGGGTGGCGCTCGACAGGGGGCCGTTCTCCTTCTCCCGTCACGAATGTCTGTGCGCGCCGTATGCCGACGATCATCCGCGCCAGGTCGAACTGAAGTGCGCCCAGATGGGCAACACGACCCGGGCCATTTTGCGGGCCTTCTGGTCGGCGCTTTACATGCCCTTTGTCGGCGTCCTGTATCTTTTCCCGTCGTCCAAGGGCTCGGGCGACTTTTCCCGGTCGCGCGTCGGGCCGCTCGTCGACCGCAACCCGGACACGCTCGGCAAGTGGGTGGTGGACACGGATTCGATCGGCCTCAAACGGGTGCGTGGCAAGAACCTCCTTTTCCGCGGCACCAAGTCCACGGAAGGCCTGCGGTCCGACCCGGTGGACTTCGTGGTCTACGACGAGTTCGACCTCTTCCCGGCCGGCATCGATTCCGTGGCCCGGGAGCGCATGGCCCACTCGGACCACAAGTGGGAGCACTTCCTGTCGAACCCGACCCTGCCGGACTACGGCATCGACCGGCTGTACCAACTGACGGACCAGCGGCGGTGGCTGCTCAAGTGCCCCCGGTGCAACGGCTGGACCGACCCGGTGGAGGAGTGGGAGGCGGCGGCCACCCCCCGGGACAGGGGGGTGCCGGACCTGCTGTGGGAGCGGCCGGACGGGACGGTGGCCCTTCGCTGCATGCGGTGCCGTGAGGGCGTGCTCCACCCGGCCCTGGGCGAGTGGGTGGCCCGCAAGCCCGGGGTCACGGACTGGCGCGGCTACCAGTACAGCCAGCTTTTTTCGCAGTACGTGACCCCGGCCGAAATGCTGTCGGAGTACCGGACCACGCGCAACATGCCCGCGTATTACAACTACAAGCTCGGTCTGGCCTATGTCGAGGCGGATTGCCGGGCCACCAAGGAGGAGGTCCTGGCCCTGTGCGGTTCCCACGGCATCGCCGCCTCCGACCCCGGGCCGTGCTGCATGGGTATCGACCAGGGCAAGGGGCTCCATGTGGTCATCGGCCGGCGGGACGGCCACGTGCCGCATGTGGGCGAGTACCGGGACTTTGAGGAGCTGGACCGGCTCATGCAGGCCTTCAACGTGTCGCGGTGCGTCATCGACGGCATGCCCGAGACGCGAAAGGCCCGGGAGTTCGCGGCGCGGTTTCCGGGGCGGGTCTTTTTGAACTGGTACAGCCCGCACCAGAAGGGCGGTTACGCCTGGAACGAAGAGAAGATGCAGGTGTCGGTCAACCGCACGGAATCCATGGACGCGGCCCACGAGGCCCTTATCGGCAAGCGGATCGTGCTGCCGCGTCTGTGCGGGCCGGTGGAAGAGTTCGCGGCCCACGCGGCCAACACGGCCAAGAAACTGGAAGAGGAAGAGGAGACCGGCAGCAAGACCTACACCTGGGTCAAGCTCGGGCCGGACCACTACCGCCACGCCTTCAACTACTGGTGCATTGCGGCGGATTTCGCCAGCAACAGCTTTTTCGCGGGGATGAACTTGCAATGAAGCTCGAAGCCTATGTGGAGCCGATTTCCGGCCTGACGCGGTTGCGGGACAAGGAAACCAAGCGGACGTTCACGCGGGTGGTGGCCGGATTGTGTTGGCCCAAGGGGATGACGGCCGGGGCGGTGGTGGCCCTGGCCGAGGACGTGGCCGCTGATCCGGTGGACGGATACCGGGTGTTGCGGCTGGTGGACTACGAGGCCCATGCCGACGTGGAGCAGCTCCTCGATCTGGCGGCCGGGGTGGCCCCCCTGGTGGGGGAGGGGGCCGGGCGGTGCGCGGTGTCGGCCTGGGTGGGCAACCCCTGGCATCCCTTCAACAAGCGGCTGCGGCATTATAACGAGCGCCTGACCGGCGAGGGCCGGCAGCGGATCAACCTGCGGGCCGCCCCCGGGGTGGGGGCCGGGGGGCAGCTGCTGGCCGACCTGGTGCCCTACATGACGGCCCGGGTCGTGGGCCGGGCGGCGCTCGTGCTCGGGCGGCGCGACCTCATTGCCCTGGTCGAGGACGCCGGCCGGGATATCCGCCGGCATGTCGAGGACTTCCCGGCCGTGGCTGCGCTCCTGTGGGCCATCGCCTATTGCGACGAGCGCAAGCCCCAGGTGGGGCGCACAGAAACCCGGTCGGGCACGGCCGACAGCTTGGCGGGGTATTGACGATGGATGAGGGGACGATGCTCCGCAACAAGGAAGAGATTTGCGCGGTTCTCGGGATTGGGCGGCGACGGTTTATCCGCTACCTCAAAGAGGCTTCCCCACCCATGCCCGTGCGGTTTGATGGGTTTTCCTACATCGCGGACCGGGAAGAACTGCTGGCGTGGAGACGCAACTACATCCAGGCGGCGCAGTGATTCTCCTCTCTAAGCAGGAATCAACGGTCAGCGATCAGCGCACAGCCTCCCGTGCTGCTTTTTCCGCTGCATCCGTTACGAATTCATTCAGGCTTTTCCCTTTGGTTTTGGCGGCGACAGCCAGGAGTCGATGCACTTCCGGGGACAGGCGCAGCCGGAATTGTCCGGAATAGGGCTTTTCCGGCGTTTTTCCCGCCTGGGCACACAGATCAAGATAATCTTCAACGGAATCGGCCAGGGCTTGCCGCAACTCTCCGACTGAACTGCCGGAAAAGTGGATCACATCCCGGATGCCGATCACGCGCCCGTGGAACTCATCGTCATCAGGGATAAATTCGAAAATTCCAGTGTAGCCCTTGTATGTCATGGCATTCATGGTGTTACTCCTGCGTTTTTAAGGAGCTCCCGGACGCTTTCCACCGCACCTTTTTTGGCGACGGGGCCGGGATGTGGCCGATGAAAGGTGGCCGCCACATCGTTCAGGATAACCCGAACCCGTGATCCTCGCCCCTCGTCGATGGTGGCACCAAGAGCACGAAACAGTGCCATGATATCCTCCCACCGGATGCCCGCGAGCGTTGGCCGGGCAAAGATGGCGGCAAGCGTCTTTTGGTTTCGGGTGTTCATGTTCTAAATGGTACCAACGAATGGAACCTTGTCAAGCGGAACTCCCACCCAAGGGGCGTCCATGAATATCTGTCAAGAAAAATCTTCCCTACCACTCCGTGTCATCTTCGGCGCATTCCCCTACCAACCCGCGACCACTCCCTTACCACTTCGGTGCGCCTGCCCGGGCGGTGGAAAAATACATGGTACGGTTTGAGCGGTAACGGCCGCCACATCCGTCACCGCATGCGTACCTGAGCCTCTCTCCTGACCCTGGACATGGCGGCCCCAACAGGAGGCCGCCATGTCCTTTTTTCCTGTCCTCACCCAAGGCCAGCTTGACCAGGTCGTCGGCGAGACGGTGCTGGCCTTCGGCATCATCCCCGCCTCCATTGCCCTGGCCGTGATCGAGGTCGAGTCCGGCGGCGACCCCTGGGCCTGGAACCCGGAGCCCAAGTGGAAATGGTTCTGGGACATGCGCCGGAACAAGGCCTTTCGGGCCGTCACCGACGCCGAAGTCGCGTCCGAGAAGCCGCCGGTCGATTTCAAGGCCGCCGCCGCAGGGGTGGATCCGGACGCGGAGTGGTGGGGCCAGCAGGCAAGCTGGGGCCTCATGCAGCCCATGGGCGCGGTGGCCCGGGAAAACGGTTTCACCGGCAAGTTCCTGAACGCCCTCCACGATCCGGGCCTCAACGTCGCCATCGGTTGCAAGCACCTGGCCGGCTACGCCCGGCGCTACCTGGCCAAGTACGGCTGGGCCGGCGTCCTTCGCGCCTACAACGGCGGCCCCTTTGCCGCCGTGCACAATACCAATCCCGAATACCCGGAGAAGGTCCGCAAGGTCCTCGGGGGGAGGTTTCCCAATGCGTAGGCGCGTCCGCGATTGGTTCCAGCACCTGTTCAATTCCGTCCACGTTTACTGCCGGCTGAAAGACTGCGGCGTCCCGGACGACATCGCCCGGGACGCCTGCCGCGTCTACGAGTGGGTCTACCGCCGGCTGCGCGTGACCCTGGTCGCCCTGGCCACCGGGCTTTTGCTCGTGTCCTGCTTCCTGGCCCGGGCCGAAACCACGGCCGAGGCGCGGTGGTGTTCCGACGGGGACGGGCAGCGTCTCTGTCTGGTCCCGATCAAGGGCGAAGGCGGCGGCGATTCCGGGGTTCTGACCCTGGCCGCGGCCAGCACGCAGGGAGGCGGCAATGGATATTAAGGCACTCCTGGCGGCCTACGCCAAATCCAAGACCCAATACGGCGGCACCGGCCTTTTGCTGCTGGCCCTGCTCAATGTCGCCCAATCCGGATCGCCGCACAGCTTCGGCTTTGCCTGGGACGGCGCGGTCTACGCCATCCCCGTCAGCCTGTCCGGACTCCTCGCCGCCGTGGCGGTGGCCCTCTGGGGCCTGGTGCTGTGGGGCCGGGGCACGGCCCCGGGGCCGCTGGTCGATGCGGTGGCTCTGCAGGCGGCTAAACTGGAGAAATATGCCAGGCAGGCCAAGGCCTACGAGGCCTTGCTCGCCGAGTCCTTCGTTAAGGCGCAGTCCGCGCTGGCAACGGAAAAACCCGAAGGAGCCACGCCATGCGTCGTTTCGCCGCCCTCGTCCTGATCGTCTGCCTGGCCGGGTGCGCCGGCCTGAAGCTGACCTCCGCCGGCCTGGATGCCCAGGCCAACGGCGTGGTGGCGGCGCTCGACGCCCTGCCCGCCGTGCCGGCCGACGCCAGGACACAGGCCCAGGTGCAAAACTGGAAGGACTGGCTGGCCTGGCTGGCCAAGGCCGGATCGGCCGTGGCCAAGGTCGCGCTCCAGGCCCGGGGGATGTGACGTGAAGATCCTTGCCATCGACGGCGGCGGCATCAAGGGGCTGCTCCCGGCCCTGGTCCTGGCCCTGTTCGAGACCCGGACCGGGCAACCCATCGCCAAAAACTTCGACCTGATCGTCGGCACGTCCACGGGCGGCATCCTGGCCCTGGGGCTGGCCGCCGGCATCCCGGCCATGCGGCTGGCCGAGTTTTATCTCGAAAAGGGGCCGGCCATCTTCTCGCGGTCCCTGCGCAAGCGGGTGGCGTCGCTCGGCGGCTTGGCGGACGAGCTGTACGACGCCGGGGAGCTGGAAGTGGGGCTCCACGAGGTCTTCGGGGGCCGGGCGCTGTCCGGCCTCCAGACCCGGGCCATGGCCGTGGCCTACGACATCGAGGGCCGGGAGGCCGTGCTCCTGCGGTCCTGGGGCTGCGACGACTACCTCTTGGCCGAGGTCGGCCGGGCCACGTCGGCCGCGCCCACCTATTTCGAGCCGTTCCTGCTCAAAAGCCTGGCCGGCACGACCACGCCCTGCATCGACGGCGGGGTGGTGGCCAACAACCCGGCCATGCTGGGGCTTTTGGAGTCCTGGAAGCTGCAAGCCGGCGGCGGCCTCGACTCCCGGCTGGTTTCCCTGGGCACGGGCCGGTGCGAGTCGCCGTGCCTGCTTGAGGACGCCCGGTCCTTTGGCCTGGCCGAGTGGGCGCCGCACCTGGTGGACATCATGTTCTCGGGCGCGTCCGAACTGGTCCACGAGCAATGCGCCAGTCTCCTTCGTGGCGACTACGTCCGGTTGCAGGCCGACCTGCCCCGGCCGGTGGCCATGGACGCCACCGACGCCGAGAGCTTCGCCGTGCTGCGGCTGGCGGCCAAGCGGCTGGCCGAAAGCCCGGAGGCGGACCGCGCCCTGGAACTGGTGGGGGCGGCATGACGTTCGCCTCGGTGTGGGACTGCGTGGTGGACGCCTTCTGGGGCCTTTTCGTCAATTGGCTCTGCAAGGGTCTTTTGGCGGCGCTGGCGGGGTTCATGATCGCGTTGATCGGCGGATGGGACAAGCTGACATCCGGGCTTTTCGTGCTGTGGTTCATCGACTACATCATGGGATTCGTCTGCGCCTGGCGCGAAAGCTGCCTGTCCTTCGAGCGGTTCCAGCAAGGATTCGGCAAATTTTTTCTGTATGTCATCGCCGTTTGGACGGCCACGACCCTTGACGACATGGTCAATTTCAAGGCGGCCGGCCTGTTCCACTCCGATACCCGCGCGCTCATCATTCTCTACCTCGCCTCCGGGGAAATCATTTCCATCATGACGCACCTTCGTGCCCTGGGCTGCAAGGTGCCGCAGGCCGTTTTCAAACGGCTGGCCGATTACCGCGACTGCACGGCCTTTACCGGCAAGCCGGGGAAGGGGGCCTGAAATGGCCGAAGAACGCCTTGCCGCCCTGGCTTCCCAGCTCGTCAAAGAGTTCGAGCAGGACAAGCGGGACCGCCAGCCGTTGGAACAGCGGTGGCTCGAGGACTACCGGCTCTACATGGGGATCTACGACCCGGGCGTCAAAATCAAGAAGGGCAAGAGCCGGCTTTTTCTGAACAAGTGCCGAACCAAGACGGATACCGTCGTGGCCCGGCTCATGGACATCCTTTTTCCCCGGGCCGGAGACAGAAACTGGGACATTCAGCCCACGCCCGAGCCGACCCTCGATGCGGCCACCATGGGCGTGGTGGACTACGTCCGCCAGACCCGGGGCGAGGATGCGGCCCAGGAAATCCTGACCAAGGAAGCGGGACTGCGCGCCACCCGCATGGCCAAGGTCATGGCTGACCAGCTGGCCGAGAGCCCGGACCGGGTGGCCTACCGGGCCACCACCCGGGAGATCGTCCGCTCGGCGGCCATCTACGGCATGGGTATCCACAAGGGCCCGCTGGTGGACGAGCAGACCCGCAAGACCTGGAAGCTCAAGCTCATCGCCGAGACGGGCGCGGACGGCCAGGCCGTGCAGCGCGAGGCCTGGGTGCTCGACCAGACGCCCGTGGAACTGCGCCCCTATTTCCGGTCGGTCTCCATCTGGAACTTCTTCTGGGACATGACGGCCAAGACGCCCCGCGACTGCCGCCGCATGACCGAAGAATACCTGATGACCTACGGCGACGTCCTGGACCTGGCCAAGCGCAAGAGCTTTTTCGGGGACGTCATCCGGGAATACGTCCGCCAGAACAAGGAAGGGGACGCGACCGAGCGCCCCTACGAAAGCGAGCTGCGCCGGATCGGGGACAAGAACAACGAGCGGCAGATCAAAAACCGCTTCAGGGTCCTGGAGCGGTGGGGCTGGCTGCGCGGCGACGAACTGGCCGATGCCGGCGTGGATCTGGGAGAAGACCCGGTCGAGGAAGACTACTTCTGCAACATCTGGCTCCTCGGCGGGAAGATCATCAAGGCCGTGCGTGCCCCGATCCGGGGTGTGGAATTTCCCTTCCAGATCTTTGCCATCGAAAAAGACGAGTCCGGCATCTGCGGCCAGGGCATCCCACGCCTGTACCGCCATCCCCAGATCGGTTTCAACGCCATGGTCCGGGGCATGGTGGACAATGCGGCCATTGCGACCGGGCCGATCATCGGCGTGAGCAAAGGGGCTCTGAGCCAGACCGAAGATATCCGGGATATCCACGCCTTCAAGCTTTTCGAGTTCGAGAGCGACGAGGACATGCGGGGGGCCATCACCTTCTGGCAGGCCCAAAGCCACACGTCCGAGTTCCTGGCCATGGGCAAGTTCTTCTCCGACGCCGGGGAGGAGATCACCGTGCCGAGCTGGGTCCACGGCGACGGCAACGTGTCCGACGCGGCCAAGACCCTGGGCGGCCTGTCCATGCTCATGAGCGCCATGCAGGTCAACCTGGCCGAGATGGTCAAGACGTTTGACGACGACGTGACGGCGCAGTTCATCACGGCCCTCTATTTCTGGAACATGGATTTCAACCCGCGCAAGGACATCAAGGGCGACTTCAACATCGTGGCCATGGGCTCGACCGCCCTTATGCAGAAGGAAGTCCAGTCCCAGCGGCTCATCCAGTTCCTGCAACTGGCGGCCTCGCTGCCGGCCCTGGCCAACATGGTCAACTTCCAGGAGACCCTGCGCGAGATCGCGGTTTCCCTGCAAGTCTCTCCCAAGCTCGTCTTTGACGACGCCACCATCCAGCAGAACCAGATGCAGCAGATGACCATGCAGGTCCAGGCCGAGCAGCAGGCGAAGCTGGAAACGGTGCTCAATGCGATGCAGGCGCGGGGAGAGCAACCCGCGCCCGAGCTGCAACAGATGCTGGCCGAGGTGCTCCGGCAGGCGGCGGGCCAGCAGGGCCAGGCCCCGGCGGCCCTGCCGGCCGGGCAACCCGAACAGGCGCAACCCGCCGCTGCCGCGCCGCCCCAGGCGGCCGGCTTCGGCCTCGCGGAGGCGGCATGAGTCTGACGAGCATGAAGCGCACGGACAAGGAGCGCAAGGCCGAGGACGCGAACACGCCCGTGTCCATGGGCCGGGACCTCTACCCCTATGGGCTTGAACTGTGCCTGGATGACGATTCCCTGAAAAAGCTGGGCAAAAAGGCTTCGGATTTCACGGTGGGCGAAACGGTCCAGGTCGTGGCCCGGGCCACGTGCGAGTCCGTGAGCAGCGAGGACACGGACAAGGGCGTGCGGTCGTCGGTGCGGCTCCAGGTCACGGACCTGGACATTGTGACCGGGGAAGACAAGGCGGACAAGGCTTTCGCCAAAAGGTTCGGCAATGAGTGACAAGAAGGACATCCTGGATCGTCTGTACGCGAGCCGTTCGGAAGGCTGTTGGCGGGCGGTCATGGACTACATCGACGCGGAACTGGAATCCCTGCGGACAAGGCTTGAGTCCGTTCGTGGAGATGCTGTCCAGAAGATGCAGGGCCGCGTTTCCCAATTGCGGCAGATGCAAAAGGCCATGCTTGGCCAGGAACAACGCGAAAGCAGTCCCGACTAGTCGGGTGCGATAACGGCTTCCCTTCGGGGACCCGATGATCCAGGCCCGGTGACGGTACCTGGAACGACAGGAGGATGGCATGAGCGAGCAGGGACAAAGCGAAATCAGCGCGGCGGATGCGGCATTTGACGCCCTTTTTGGGGACGGCGAGGCCGGCGGGGCCGCAGACGAATCGGCCGGAACCCCGGGTGGCGGTGCTCCCGAGGGGGCCGGCTCCGAGGCGGCCGGCGGGGCCACGGGCGCCGCAGGCGAAGGCCAGGTCAGCGACCAGGCCGGCGCGGCGGAAGGCTCCGAAGGCGCGGCAGGTGCGGAAGCGGGTGATGGGACCGGCGGCGATCCGGCCGAACTGGAGCAGCTTCGGAACCACGCGAAGACCCAGGAGGGTCGCCTGGCCAGGGCCGAGGAAGAACGGCAGCGCGCCCAGGAAGAACTGGCGGCCCTGAAGGCCGGCAAGTCGGCCGGCGGGGAGGGTGCGTCCGATCCGAACGCCCCCCAGGCCGTGGAGATCCCCAAGGGCCTCGAGGCCGACGCGGCCGAGTTCGATGAGCTGTTCCCGGAGATGAAGGCGCTTTTGCGCCGGCCCGGGCCGGTCGGCGACCGCCTGCGGCGCGTGCTCAAGGAGTCCGGCGCGGACATCGCGGGCGTGGCGGCTGAGAACGTGGTGCTGCGGGAGAAGCTGGAAGAAGGCCTGCAAACCGTGGACGCCAGGGCGGCGGCCCGGACGCAGCAGGAACATATTGACCAGATCGTGGGAAAGCACCCCGAGCTGCGGAGCCTGTACAGTACCGATCCTGCCGAAAAGGAAAAGGGTCGGGCCTACAAGGCCGGCGTGCAGGCCTGGATCGAGACGCTTCCCTTCAAGGACGCCACGGAAAAGATGCAGATCTTTGAAAATGGTTCAGCCGCCGATGTCGATGCCCTGCTCACCGAGTACAAGCAAAAAACCAACGACAAATCCCAAAAAACCGAACTCGACGCCGATGCCAGGCGTCGGGCCGCCGATGCCACAGGCGTGGACAACCGACGAGGTTCCAGGCCCCGGCGTGAGCGGACCGATGCGGAAAAGGCGGACGAGGCCTTTGACAAGCGGTTTGGGGGATAAAAGGAATTTCCTATGGGCCAGACTATTTATGGCGATATCCCGGAGGAAGCCGGCGTCAACTTGTCGGCCACCTTTCTGGAGGTCGGCCAGCCGTACATGATGGTGCTGAACTTCGCGCAGCACGACGTCATCCCGAAAAACAAATCCCAGCGTATGAAGTGGCGGCGTTATGAGCCGCTGCCGGCCACGCCCAAGGTGCTCCAGGAAGGCGTGACGCCCAAGCCCGGCAAGCTCAAGACCACGGACGTGTACGCGGACCTGGAGGAATACGGCGACCTGCTCACCTTTAGCAACCGCGTGACCGAGACCCACGAGGATCCGGTCCTGGACCAGTTCACCACGCGGCTCGGGGAATCGTCCGGCGAGATGCTGGAGAATGTGGCCATCGCCCATTTTCTGGCCGGAACCAACGCCTTCCACGCCAATGGCGACACCCGGGCCGAGGTCAATACCAAGGTCAGCAAGGCGCTTTTACGCAAAGCCATCAAGGCCCTCAAGGTCAACCGCGCCCGGTTCCATACCCGGATGCTCAAGTCCACCAATGGCTACGGCACCGTGGCGATTCCGCCGTCCTACGTCGGCATCTGCCACCCGGCCGTGACGCCCGATTTGCAGGACATCCCCGGTTTCAAGCGCGTGGAGGACTACGGCCAGACACAGGCCTGGGACCATGAAATCGGCGCTTTTGAGAACGTCCGGTTCCTTGAAGAGGACCTGATGCTTCCCTGGGAAGACATGGGCGGCGTGGTCTCGGCCGGGCTGGCCTCCACCTCGGGCGTGAAGTGCGACGTCTATCCGATCCTGATCTTCGGCAAGGACGCTTTCGGCGCAGTTGCGCTCAAGGGCTACAAGTCCCAGGTGGCGGACAGCAAGGGCGAGCGCATCCTGCCGGTGGAACTCAAGGTCATCCAGCCGGACCGGATCGACAAGTCCGACCCTCTCGGCCAGCGCGGTTTTGTCGGCTACCGGACCTGGTTTGCTTGCGAAATCCTCCAGGACCTCTGGATGACGCGCCTCGAAGTGGCCGCCACCGAATAAGGAGACCTAATCATGAGTGTACGCGGCATCATCGACGGCTTCCCCATGTCCGAACAGGTGGGAGTCCTCCAGTACCTCCGGTCCGGCGCGGCCTCCGCGCCGGGTCTGGCCATCAAGGCGGCCGGCAACGCCGACGCCAAAACCGACGCCTTTTCCTTCCGCCTGGGCGGCAAGGTCTATTCCAAGGCGGCCCTGGCCACCCTGTCCCTGGCCGGCCTTGGCGTGGTGGCGGCCGGCGGCAAGAAAACCGCTTTCCTGGCCATCGACGCGACCGGGACGGTGACGCTGGTTGCCGTGGCCCCGGACGGCGACGGCGTGACCACGGTCCCGGAACCCACGGCCGGCACCTGCCTGTTTGGCGCGGTCACCGTGGCCAATGGCTCGGCGGCGGCCTTTACCGCCGGCACCACGCTCCTGGACGCGGCGGGCCTGACCGTCACCTATACCGGCCTGTCCGGCATCGTGCCGGGCGAAGCCCTGTAACGGAGGATTACCATGGCGAAAGCCGCGACCACCGACACCACGGCCAGTGCGGTCAAGACCGAGACCCGTTGGCGCGTGATCATCAATTCCGATGGCAGGCCGGGCGGCAACGCGCCCATTACCCTGACCGTCAAAGGCATCGTGAACCATGTGCCGCGCGACACGGAAGTGCTACTCAACAAGGCCCAGCTCGGCGTGCTCCAGGACAGCAGGGTCCGGGGGTACGAGATCGTGGGCGAGACCGGCGTGCGCGCCATTTCGGGGCGTAATCGCTACTCCTACAACATCCTGGGCCAGGTCGAAGTGCCGGTCGGCACGGTGAGCGCGACGCCGGTTGTTGACGACGAGCCCCCGGCCGGCGATGGCGGCGACGAATCCAAGGGAGCCGAAGGTGCTGCTTCCTGACCTCCGTGACGCGGCGCGGGTGGTGCTCCGGGACCCGGACGTCACCGACCCCGAGCTGGCGCGCTATGCCAACGAGGCGCTTTTGGCGGCGGCGGGCCGGATCTATCTGCCCGACCTGGAAGCCGCCGCCTCCGTCGTGGTGCCGGCCGGGGCCGATGCCGTGGCCCTGCCCGGGGACTTCCAGCGGGAGCTGTTCTCGGCCCGGACGGGAGAGGGCGGGCATGTGGCTGTGGTGGCCTCGCGCTTCGACCAGGAGCGGCTGGGCCACGCTTTCCCGACGCCGGGCCAGATCCAGGCGGTGGCCGCGACCGGCACCCGCTTGCGCGTCTGGCCCGCGCCCGAGGCCGACACCACGCTTCTTCTCGGCTACTACCGGCGGCCGCACCGGCTCGAACAGGGGGCCGGCGCGGTGGCCTTCGACGCCGCGTCCAAGACCCTGACCGCCGTGTCCGAATCCCTCTTTGGCCGGTTCCGCTTTGGCGACGTGCTGGTCATCGAGGGGAGCGTCCACAACGACAACGAATACACCGTGGTTTCGGCCACGGCCAAAACCTGTGTGGTGGCCGAGGCCGTAGCCGACGAGGCGGGCGTGTCCGTGAACGTCCTGGCCCTGGAGATCGAGGGAATCCCGGAGGAGTTGCACCGCGACGTGCTGGTCACCGGCATCCTGGCCCGGGCCTTTGACACTAAGGAAGACGCCCTGGAGGGCAAGCGCAACACCGACCGCTATCAGGCCCTGGCCGAGAAGGCGCTCAAGAACTTGAAGGCCAGCATCAACGCCACGGGCTACCGGGCGCGCACGGCCGCGTCCGGCGAGATCCGGGGAGTGACGCTGTGTTGACCGCGGCCTTTCGGACCTGCCGGGGCCTCAATACCCAGGCCGCGCCCGAGGCGCTGGCCTGGGACAGCCGGAGCGGGGCCTTTGAGGCGGCCAGGCTCGTGGATGTGGACGTGCTGGATAACGGCCGCCGGGTGCGCCGCCGGCCCGGCCGGGTCCGGGTGGACGGCCGGGTCTGGCGCGACCCGTTCACGGGCCCGGACGGCGCGGTCTACGCCGTGATCGATGACGTCCTGTGCCGGGTCCTGGCCGACCTGACGCCGGTTCCGCTTCTGCCGCTGACCACGCCGGGCCGGCTGGCCTGGACGGCCCTTGATGACCTGGTCTTTTGGACCAACGGCATCGAGAAGGGTCTGATCCAGAACGGCGAACCGAAGGCCTGGGGCGGTCTGGCCTGGCCCGTGGCCGGCGAGGCGGACCGGTTCGTGTCGCCGCCGGCCGGCCAGGTGCTCGGGACCCACGGCGGCCGGGTCTGGATCGGGGACGGGGTGTTTCTCTCCTTCACCGAAGGCGCGGGCGGGTTCCACTTCTGGCAGGACGGGGCGTCCTTTTTCGAGATGTCGGCCGAAGTGACCATGATCCGGCCGGCAAATGACGGGCTCTATGTCGGCACCACGGACGGCGTCTGGTTCCTGGCCGGCCTGGACCCGGGGCAAATGGCTCCGCGCCGGGTGTCGTTCGACCCGGCCATTCTCGGCTCCGACGTCACGGTCCGGGCTGACGAATGGGGCCGGTTCGATCCGCAGCTTTCGCCGCTTTGGACCAGCTCCCGGGGCATCTGCCTTGGGCTCCAGCAGGGGCTGGTCATCAATCTCACCAAAAACCGGGTGGCGCTCGATGCGCCGGCGTCCGTGGCGGCGGCCATCAACCTGCCGCGCCGGTACGTCTGCGTGCTGCACCCGTAGGAGGCCGCCATGGCGCTTCGCCTTTCGACCGGGCTTCGCAACCTGATGCTCGGCACCAACAGCCTGAAAACCATCATGCAAAACGGCGTGATCCGGATCTTCCCCGGCGCGCAGCCGACCAGCGCGGACGACACCGAAAATGCCACGCCGCTCCTGGAGATCACCGTGTCCTCGGGCGCGTTCACGCCCGGCACGGCCACCAACGGCCTGAACTTCGCCGCCCCGGCCAGCGGCGTGGCCGCCAAGGCGGCCGGGGAAGTCTGGTCCGGCGTGGCCACGGCCACCGGCAATGCCGGCTGGTTCCGGTTCTACGCCAACGACCGCACGACCGGCGCGGACACCAGCCACGCCCGTTTCGACGGCTCGGTCGCCACCTCCGGTGCCCAGCTCAACATGTCGAGCCCGGCCATCATCATCGGCACCACCACCACCATCGACAGCTTCATCGTGACCCTGCCGGCCTCCTAACCTGCGACTTGGAACCAGGCCAATCCATGAACGAAACGCGCAACCCGCCGGAACAGATCCTGTGGCGCCTGGAGGGCGACAAGGACCGGGCCGACGCGTTGCGCGGGCTTGGCCTGCAACTCAAGGCGCAGATGCAGCGGGAAAACGTCAACGACTATGCCGTCTACTCCCAGAACTACAGGGGCAAGGATGGCACGGCCTGCACGGTGGAACGCAACCGGGGGCCGCTGGTCGATACCTACACGATCACGATCTACTGCCCCCCGAGGCGGCAGGCTCGGCCGGAGAGCGCGGAAACGTCGATCCCGGCCTTGCAGCCCGGGCAGTTCTTTTATGTGCCGGGTTGCGTGGCCCGGTACGGGTTCCGGAAAGGGCGGGAACTTTACAACGAGATTCCGCTTCCTTCTGCCTACTTTGGAGATGCAGACACAACAAACGAAGGCAATAATATTGAATTTTTAAGTATTAAAGAAGCTGGCCTCCCGCCCTCTGGAACATCTCCAGACGGATCGATAGCGAGAATCTATAGGATTTGTAAGCTGGAAGCAGCCGACCAGGACAGCAATGATGGCGGCGGGCAATTGCTCCTGTCTTCTGCGCTCATCCCGTCTCGGGATGCTTTTTCTATTTCATTCGTCGTGAGGCTTAAAGAGCCAATACGCTATGACTATAGCTTTTCATCAATGACAAGTGCGGTTGGGAATGGCTATACGATATACAACCCCATAAAGCCAAGATTGCTTTTATCTGACGATGGGAATGATTTTTATTCCATCTGTCCTGGGAGTATTGCTCCCCTTGTAGGATACAAACTTCCCAGTCGTTTTTCTGACCACTATGTTAGGTTGACCTACCCTTGGCCGACGTTCAACGATAATTTTACAGCCAGCGAAGAAAGCCTCCTTGGTTATCGTGAGATAGGAACCGCTTGTCCGGATGAGCCGAGCCTTACTTCTGAATACAGCATCACGTCTCCATATTGGGACAAGGTTGTGACGGGTGGCCTGGAGACGCTTGACGGAGAGTTTGTAGCCGGATGGGAAGAGAACGCAGAAATTCAGAACACGGCCCCCTACGCCTCCTACTGCACGTTCAAGGTGAACGGGGAGCACGGCAAGGGCATCGGTAGCCGGGCAGTCGGGACCCTATCCGATGGAAGCCACCGATACTCCACGGTCCATGCCATCAGCCGAGAATATAACCCCGATGGTTCTACGAAGAGCACGACCCTGACGCTCAAGGACTACCAATACAAGCTGCACATGACCGATGCGGCGCCCTCCATCGCGTTCGGTTCGCAGCCGTTCCCGGTCTGCCACCCCGCAGGATATTTGATAGGGATGAATTTGATTGGCCTATGCTGGTACAATGGCAACCGTATTGTCGCCGGCAAAGTTTGCGATTTTCAAAGTGAATACGAATTCCCTCCAATAATATCAGACGAATTAGATCTTGAATCGTGGTATCATGTTTGTATGACGTACAAAGAAAATGGAAATACATTTTTATACATATCAAAGAAGGACAGCAGAAATATTACTTATTCAAATAAGCTTCAATCGACTGAAACTTTTCAAAAAACTGACGGCCAAGGTAATCCATTAAAAATTAATGTTGGATCGGATTATTTTATGTTTGCGTCTGACAGTGAAGGGACAAATACGACGTCAGAATGGTTTTCTACATCAGCGATGGATATCGGATTGCTTCGATTTTACCGCCACGCTCTAACAAAAGCCGAAGCTCAATTACTGACCCAAGAAGTTTTTGATGGGGTGTTTGTGGCGGACGACCATGAGGCCGCACAATTGCAGGGAAAAGGGTTACAGGCGGTGACAGTGTAATGGATATTTTAACGCAATATTACAACCAGGGCGGGCAGATCGTCACGAAGTCGCCGGATCTGACGACCAGGGAATTTTACCGGGATGTGATGGGGCTTCATCGTTTTAACGAGATGTTTGTACCCACGCAGGAAGTTTCTGGTCCAACATATTCTATGGTCGATGGGAGTATAATTTTTAATTTTGGCGGGGGCTCTGGCAAGACTGTGTTCGTTCCGGTCGGCGGCATCCAATCCGTAGAAGGCCGCGATGGACGGAAGGCAGTTATCCCACAAGGTACGGCTACTGACTTTAGTGTCATGGCTATGCCAGGAGAAGAAGATTTCGGGATAGAAGGTAATTGTTCAATTGGACTGATAGCTAAATCTCCTTCAGCCTCAACCGATGCGTATCCGTCGGCCTGTTTTTCTTTCAACATAGAATCTTTTTACGACAGAGATGTTACAAACAATGTTTGGGGACAGGGCACTGGTGGCCCTTCCTTTAGTGTTTCGCTAGGCCTATATTTAAACAGTATCAACCCTGAATACCAGTCTAATCTTATCGAGATGAATATAAACGGATCAGGAGGCGACTGGCAGCATGCATTTCTGTCTAAGGATGCTTCATTCTTAAGAGATGGCGCTTGGCACATTTTTGAATTCAAGAGCGCGCTTAATGGTACCGGGAGCTTCTTCGTCGATGGGACAAATCTATGGTCGTACAACACAGGCGCTCCATTTAATATGTTCTATCGGCCCAGGTTGTCTCTGTTGATGTTCGGTGCAAGTTCTGTGTCAGAAAAATTTCATTTTGATACGGGCTGGGTTAAGAAAATATGAAACTGATGTACCCCCAGTCCTTTCCCTGTCTTTTTGACGGTTTCCCGACTGCACTGGAAATACGCATGGGAGTTTCTGGCGGGGATATCGTGGCCGGGGCATCCCTCGGGACAAAATTTACCCTCACGCGAACACCGAAGTGCGGTCTGCCGCAGGGCGATTACACCATTGGCTCGCCACTTCCTGAATGTCGCATGATCTATAGCGATACGGGGAACGATGATGATTTCACGATCAAGGTTTCGTTCCTTGGCTACGGCACGTTCTACAAGTTGACAGCTTCGGACCAATCCCTTCGGTTTCAGGTCTATAAGGCTATCGCTATTGAAACGGCTGCCGGGGAAAAGGTCTTTGGGGATACCTTCGATTGCGAAACGCTCATCCCGGCTACCCAAGATGTCGAAGCGCTCTTTTCATATACTGCCCCAACATTCCAATATATTGACCCTGTTTCTTCCGGAGTTTCTTCCGATGGTAGTGTTACCGTTGAAATTGGAGGCACAACCTACAATCTTTCCGATGGAACAATTATAAAAATAAATTCTAGTAATGGCGTGCTTACCTTGTCTTATATTAATGGGAATTTGGTATTTGGCTGATGCCCACCATTTTCGATTACATCGCCTCCATGGACGCCGCCGCCGTGGACAACCCCACGGGCAACGGATTTTGCGCCCTGCCGCAGCCAATGGCCTCGGGAACGGCGACCAGCGGCGTCGTGGCCGCGATGGACCTGCCTGCGCCCATCGTGGAGGCGTCGGCCAATTGGGCTCCGACAGGCGTCGTCACCCTGCCGGCCTTGACCGGCGACGGCACGACCGACGGCTACCGGCCCGCATGGGGCGACGTGACCTTGCCGGCGCTAGCGGCCGAAGGGCAGGCGCATGTGGTGATCGACTCCATGGCCATCCTGCCGCCACTTTTCGCCTTGGGCTACGCCGGGGCGACGGGCGAGATGGAGCTGCCAGCCATGGATGCCCTGGGGATCGATGCGGCGTTACACCGGCATGGCAACGGTGTGGCTGCCATCCCCGTGACAGCCCTCGGCCTCTCCTGCGGCCTGGACAAGCCTCTCGACGCCGGGGCCCCCTCCGCCGCCGTGGTCAACCTGCTCCAGCAGGGCAACATGACCCTGGCCGACGCGGCCGCGTCCATCTGCGCCTACGACGACACCGACGATGACCGGGCCATGTCGGTGACTTATTTCGTTTCCAACCTCATGGCCTACGTCCAGGACAGCGCGTCCGGCATCGGCGACCGCTGGACCTGTGCCCTGGCGACCTGGTTGCGCAAATATGGTGACTGCGAAGACGGAGCGATCCTGATCCATGCGCTCTTGCTCGCGGCCGGAGTGGACCCGGGCCGGGTCCGGACCGCCTTTGGCATGGCGCTGACCACGGACCTGGTCGCGTCCGGCCACGCCTGGGTCATGTATCGCCGGCTGACGGATGAGGAATGGATACCGCTGGAATGGACGTTCCAGCCGTCGCCTTATGACCACGAGATCGAGGAGATCACCCGTCAGGTGGACATGGCGGCCACCTACACGAAGATTTCCTACATCCTGACCGACCAGACCTTTTCCGCCGTGACCGACGCCGACTACATCGCCCATCTGGCCCCGAACCGCACGGCCGGCGCGGTCACGCTGCCGCTCCCGGCCGTGGCCGCCACGACCGGCAACGGCGCGTCCGCCGCCCTCACGTTCTGGGCCGGCACCCTGGCCACCACCTTGGCCGTATCCGGACAGGCTGGGGCCCGGGCCGACATGGCGATAAGCGCGCCGGCCGTGGCCGGCACGGCCACGCAGGCGGCGACCGCCCGGGGCCTGTGCGCGGTCCCGGCCCTGGCCGCTCTGGGAACGACCGGGGCCGTGGGTGTGTGCGACCTGCCCCGGGCGACGGTGGCGGGCCTGTGCGGCGGCTCGGCGTGGGCCGACCTGGCCCTGCCGGTGCCGGCCCTGTCCGCGACCGCCACAACCGCCGCGTTGGTCACGGCCGCGCTGCTTTTCCCGCATCCGGACGTGGCGGCCACGGCCGGCGTCGGGGCCGTGTCGGCCGGCGAGGCCGTTTTCCCGGCTCCGCGCGCGACCGGCCGGGCCGGGCAAGGTCCCGTCGGCCGGGCCGACCTGACCCTGCCCCGGGCCACCGTCGCCGGCCTGGCCCTCCCGGTCTCGACCGGCGCGGGCGATTGTACCCTGCCCCTGCCGGCCGTGCGGGGGCGCGGCGGCCGGGCCGCGTCCTGGACCGGCACCCTTTCCTACAACCCCGAGAGGTGGACATGAGCGCCGATACCCTGACCCTTTCCCTGCCGGCCGATTCCCTGGCCGTCAGCCAGTACGCCAACCTGCCGTTTACCGGCTTTTTCCAGCTGGGCGGCCAGACCTACGGCTGCGCCCCGGACGGGCTGTACCGGATCGGCGGCGACGACGATGCCGGCGAGGCCATCCGGCCCGTGATCGAAGGGCCCCGGATCGATGCCGGCACGGATGCCTTCAAGCGCCTGCGCGGGGCGTCCGTGGTGGGCAGGGGCGTGGAGGGGCTCACCCTCTCCACCCGGACCGGCGACGGCGACTGGCGCGAGGCCCTGGCCACCGGACACGGCCGGTTCGCCTGCGGCCGCGACAACGTGGGCCGCGAGGTCCAGTGGCGCATCGAAGGCGATGGCGCCGACTTCGAGATCACGGCCGTGGCCCTCGAAATCCTGAACCTCGGCCGGCAGGCCAGGGGGTAGCCATGAGCGACGCCGCCGGAACGATTTCCCAGATCCAGCAGACTTCCATCAACTACGGTTCGGAGATCACGGAGGTGCTGTACGGCGTTCTCGGCCAACTCGGGGCCGGGGTGCTCATCGATGCGCCGAACGTGGCCATCCCTTCGGAACCCGGCAGTCCGTCCATGGCCGGCCTGCCGACCGCGCCGACTGTGCCCGGGCTGGAATTGACCGCCCCGGCCGCGCCGGTCGCGCCGACGCTGGCGGCGGCCGACGTGGCCGACGTGGAAGTGCCGGCCTTTGACGTGGTCGCGCCGACGCTGACGTTCCCGAGCTTTGACGACATCGTTTTCCCGGCCGCGCCGGGCGAGGCCCCGGCCATCAACGACGTGGCCCTGCCCGCCGATCCGGACGTGGTCCTGCCCGCCGTGCCGACCCTGGATGCCATCGATATTCCGGCCATGCCGTCGCTCGTGGTGCCGCAGTTCGAGGGGACAAGCCCGGTTCTGCCGGCCATGGACACGCCGGGCCAGGTCTTTTTCTACCAGGAAGGGGCGTTCGGAAACCCGCTGTGGGACGCCCTGCGGGACCAGCTGGCCGACGACCTGCGTAACGGCGGCGACGTGTCGGCCATCGCCGGCATGGCCAACCTGCAGGCCCAGGCCATCGCGGCCATCATGGAGAACCGGGAGCGCAAGAAGGAGGAGATCCGCAACACCTTCGCGGCCCAGGGCTTTGCCAAGCTGCCCGGACCGGCCCTGGCCCAGATGCGGCTGGTCGAGCGGGACGCGGACCGGGATATCCAGGCCCTTCAATGGCAGCTCACGAGCAAGCAGGCCGAACTGACTGTGCAACACCGCCAGTTCACGGTGCAGCAAGCCTTGCAGGCCGTGATCGGCGTGGCCGTCGAGGTCTGGAACCAGGGCAACAACCGGGCGCTGGAAGCGGCCAAGGCGGCCGTGGCTGCGGCCTATCAGGACGTGGACGCCCGGGTCAGCCTCTTTAACTGCCAGGTGTCCGCCTATCAGGCCGAAGCGGCCGTGATGGAGGCCCGGGTCCGGGCCGCCCTGGCCGGCCTGGAAAAGGCCAAGCTGGACCTGGAGGCGGCCAAGACGCGCGGCGAGCTGAACCAGCAGAAGGTCCAGACATACGTGGCCCAGATCCAGGCCGTGGGGCAGGTCGTGGAGGTCTACAAGGCCCGGCTGCAAGGCGCGGCCACCCTGGCGGATGTCCAGAAATCCCGACTCCAGGCCTATGAAACAACCGTCCAGGCCTACGCCTCCCGGGTCAATGCCACGACCGCCCAATTCAACGCCCGGGTGGCCCAGATTTCAGGCGAACAGGCCAAGGCGCAGGTCTATGAGAGCCAGGTGCGCGGCTATCAGGCCCGCATGGACGCGGCCAAAACCCAGGCGGAAATAGGCTCCATCCGGGCCAATATCGTGGCCGAGGCCAACAAGTCGCGGGTCGCCCTCTATCAGGCCGACACCGACGCCTACCGGGCGGCCTGGCAGGGCATCCTCGGCCAGATCGACGCGGTGGTCAAAAACACCGCCAATCTGGTCCAGGTCTACGACGCCGAGGTGCGCGGCGCGTCCAGCGACAACGATATCCGACTGCGGAAGTTCCTGGCCGATTTGCAGGCCTGGCAGGCGAGGCTGACAGCCAGCATCCAGACGGCGGACCTTTCGTTGCGGTGGGGCGAAACCAAGGCCCGGGCCAACGAGGCGGCCCAGCAGGCCACGGCGCAGGTGCTCGGCCAACTCGCGGCCTCGGCCATGGGCCAGATCCACGGCAGTGCCGCCTTGTCCGACTCCACCCAGGACTCGACCAGCACCAGCGAATCCCACCAGATTTCCGAGAGCACCAGCACGCAGACCAGCACGTCGCACGGCAGTTCGGACAGCACGACGCACAACTACAACTACACGGCCAGCGTGTAGGAGGTGGATATGGCAGCGGATTTTCAGGCACAGCAAGGTTTCGAGGACGCCCTCAAGCGCAAATACGACATCTTGCAGCAGGGCGCCAACGCCGACGCGACCCGGGCCAATGCCACCATGCAGGGCGTCAATCAGCAGCCGGCCATGCAGGCGGCGGCCGACGCGGCGTCCGCGGAGCGGGCGCGCCTGGCGTCCGAAACGCAGTTGCAGGCCGAGCAGGTGCGCGGCGGGTTCGGGCTCCAGGAGCGGGACCTGACCAACCAGGGGCAGCTCGCCGCCACCAACGCCGCCGGGAATTGGGGGTTACAGGAGTCGCAGACCCGGGCCAATGCCCAGATGCAGCCCGAATTCGGCATACATACTGACGAACTGACGGGACAATCGTCACTGTATGGAAAAAATCTTTCTGGTCTGAACTATTTGGGATCGAGCCTTCAAAAGCCGACCACGATGCGGATGCGCCCTTCCTATACGTCGCTCGGCACCCAGGGCCTGGGCCTGGGGCTTCCCGGTTACCGATCCGGTGGGGCGGTGCGGTCGGGTGAGCCGATCCAGGTGGGCGAGGAGGGTCAGGAGCTGTACCTGCCGGCCAACGGCGCACCCGCCATGGTCGGTCGGGGCGGTCCGGAAGCCATCGTGCCCCATTCGGACGGCATGATCATTCCCAATGAGCAGTCGGGTGGATTTGGATTGCAGGAGGGGAAGGTGGCCGGGTCGCGCGACCGGGAGGCAGGTTTTGGCCTTACGGAAAGTTCGTCCGCTGAACGGCAGATGGCGGCCGCCACCGGACGCCTGAAGCCTTCGCCGTCCGATCCCGACTACGCCGACCTCTATCAGCGGACGTTGTTCAATCAGGGGGCGGACGCCGTGCGCGACTGGGCACCGCCGAACCCCCGGGACATCGCTCCGGTGCTGACGAATCGGCCCAATGATCGCGAGGTGCTTGTCGCCAACGCCCTCCGGCGCGGAGAACGGCCGGATTTCACGGCCGGCGAGACACGGCCGCCGCAGCGGGAAGGGCAGGCCATCTCTATGGATGGCCGCCTCATCGATCCGGGTCGGGAGCAAGGAGCGGATTCGCCTGCATCCGGCAGCGTGCCACGGGCCGCGTTCGATCCGACGGCGTTTCACGCGAACCTCACAGGGATGCGAAACAAGCAGGAGCAGGCAGCCGCCTATGCCGCCTTGTCGCCCGAAGACAAATCCGTCTGGAGAAAGTGGAAGACCTCCCAGGATGCCGGGGAAAGCGCAGGCGAACAGGGCGCCCCGAATCCCCCTTCGCGGCCTGCCGTCCCGGCCGCGTCATCGGAACTTTTCACCCGGAAACCTGAAAAACCGACCGCCGCCGAGGAAGCTTCGGCTGCGGTCGATTGGGCCGTGAACCGACCCGTCGATCCCACTCCGGACCCCGGCATCACGCGGGCGCTTGGTCTCTCGGAAATGCTTTTGGGCGGCCCGCGCCAGATCGGCTACGGGCTGTCGGAAAGACTGGCCAGACCTGTTTCGCGTGTGGCCGGGGAGGTCGTGGATAATTTCAGACGGGCGCTTCGCGGGCAGCCCACCTACGCGAAATAGGCCGTTGGCCCTTGCAGTCTGGAAGAAAGCGGAGAAACGATGCTCGATTTCACCCTCGAAGACGCCAATGCCGTTGACGCGCAGAGGCCGCCGCAGGCGCAACCGCACTCGCCGGAGTTTACGATTGCCGACGCCGACGCCGTGGACGGTCGGATTCCAAGCCCGCCGGAAGGCGCGGGGATGGATGCCTCGGGCCGGGAAGTGCTGGACCGGGCCGGGGTGCCGACACAAGAGGATTCCACCTGGATCGGCCGGCGTCTTGGCGACGTGAAGCTGGCCGGCAAGGTTGTCGGCCAGGGCCTCTATTCCGCCGCCGCCGACGTGTTCCCGAAGACCATGGCCGAAACCTGGCGCGGCGGTGATGTGCCGCTTCGTCCGGAAGAGACGGCCACCGGCCGCATGATCGAGGAGCAGCAAAAGGACCTGGAACGGTGGAACCTCCCGCCCGAGGAGGCCAACCGGGAACTGTTCGGCCTCGTCAAGGGCAAGGACGTCCAGGAGGGGTTGCAGAACCTGGGCTATTCGGCCGGGTCCATGGCGGCCGGCATGGGGGCCGGGGCCGTGGCCGGTTCCGTGGTGCCGGGGGCGGGCACCGCCGGCGGGGCGATTGCCGGGGCGCTCGGTGCCGGCCTGGCTGGCGGGACGGTCGGTTACCGGGCCACCAAGGACCAGTTTATCGAGCAGATGCGCCAGAAGCTGCTCGAGGCCGATCCGAGCCTTTCCGAGGAGAAGTGGAAAGAGGCCAAGGAACTGATCGACAAGGACGCCTCGCTCTACGGCCTGTGGGAGGCTGTGCCGGAAGCCGTGGGCGATGCCCTGACCATGGGCATCATCAAGACTCCAGTGGGCAAGGTCATCGAGAACGTTCCGTTCATCAAGAACGGCGTGGCCCGGGCGGCCGCGTCCGCCGCCGTGAAGCTCGGTCTGGACCTTCCCGTGGAGCTGGGGACCGAGACCTGGACGCAGCATGGACAGGGGGACATCGAGGCGAAGCTCGGCTTGCGTGAAAAGGCCCCGGGATGGTCGGAATCCTTTGACGAGATCGCGCCGCAGACCACGGTCATGACCCTGGCCACCATGGGCCTGGGCCATGCGGCAGAGCACATGATGCCCGCCAACAGGGCGGCGCGCCGGTATGTCCGGACCATCGCCGGGGAAATCAAAGCCGGTGAGCACCGAAATCTTTCCGACGAGGACCTGCAAACCGCATACGCCAATACCGCGGCCCTTTTCAAGGAAAGGCCGGGCATTGAACTGCGTGACGCTCTTGGCGAACTCAATGCCGAGATCCTACGCAGACAGGAAGGGGAAGAGGTGCCGCAGGCGGTCGAAACGCCTGGAGAGTCGGCTTCCCCCGAGGCCGCGTTCGAGCCGGCCGGGCCGGACCGGGCGGCCGAACTGGCGAAGCTGTCCAAGCGCCAGCTCAACGACTTGGCCGGCGGCCTGGGGATCGGTACGCCCGGCCGGCTCAAGCGAGACGCCCTGGTGGACTCGATCCTGCAAGCCGAAGAGGCATCCCGGAAGTGGAACGAACCGGACAACGTGGAGGCTCGCTACCGGGAAGCCCACGCCGCGCCGTTCCCGGCCGGCCAGGATGACTTCCTGTCCCAGGCCGCACCGGTCGCGCCCGAGCCAGCCACCCCGGAAATGCCCGCGCCGGTCCCGGAGACGCCGGCCACTCCCGACCGGGCGGCCGAGCTGGCCGACATGGCCCATTCCGAACTGCGGACGCTGGCCGCCTCGCTCGGCATCGAAAAGCCGGGCCGGCCGCGCCGTGACCTGGTGCCGGCCATCGTGGCGGCCGAGGAGCAGGCGCGGCAATTCTACGGGCCGGACAACATCGAGGCCCGGTATCAGGAAGGGCACGCCGCTCCCTTCCCGGGACAGCTCGACGGCTTTCTGGACGGGGCCGCGCCCACGGGCCGGCGGCCGCGAAGCCGCATCGTCAAGCCGGTTGAGACACAGCGGACGCCGGAAGTGTTGCCCACGGGCGAGGTGCCGCTGGTGGAGGCGAGAAGGGAAGGGGTTGCGGTAAACGAACGGCCGGAAAACGCCCCAAAACCCGAGGCCCCGCTAAACGAATCGGCCCTTTCATTAACCGAAACGGCCTCAGCGGCCCAGCCGGTCGAGGATCTGGCCGCAAAATCCCGGCGGGAGTTGAACGACCTGGCCGCATCGCTCGGCGTGGAGCGGCCCGGTGCCGTCCGGCGCGAGGACCTGCTCGGCCGCATCGAGCAGGCTCGACAGGAGGCGGCGCAGACGCAGCCGGAAGCCACCACGGCAGGGCAGGGCGAGGCGGCGCAGACGGCCAAGGTCTGGTCTGGCGACGCGCTCAAAGAGGTGCCCGTCATCGAGCACGAGGGTGTGAAGACGATCAATGTGAGCGGCGAGGGGGTGCCGCCCGTTTATGCGGTCCTTCGGAATCTCCCCGGTAGTGACGAGCACCAGATCACCCAATACAGCGGCAAGACCCCGGCCGAGGCCGTGGCCGCGTCCCAGCGTCCAGCCGAGTCGCCGCATCCCATGAACGCGGCCACCCGAGGCCAGGCGTTGCAGGCCCTGACTGCGGAGCAGCAAAACGCCCTGGGCCAGGAACTTGGCCTCAAGGCGGGCAGAAAGTCGCGGATGGGGTTTCTGGAAGCGATTTTCGATACGCCGGAACTAAAGCTGCGCGAGGCCTATGACGCGGTGGTCGGCGCGGCCGGGCAGTCGGCCGTAGCGAGTAAGCCCGAAAGGATGGCCGCTGGCGAGGCGAAAGGCGATGTCCAGGGTCCGGTGGCCATGCCGAGCGGGGAAGCCGGGGCTGTTGTCGAGCCGTTGCCGGCAGTTGAGCAGTCCAAGTCACAAAAGCCCAGGCGCCTGACACGGGAAGAAAGCGCCCTGGCCAGGATGGAAGTTGAAGTTCGGCAGAAACACCTGCGCGACCTTGCGAACAAGGTCACGGATGTCAACGGCCAGCCCCGTGACGTGCGTGTCACCCGTGAAGGCCCGGATCATGTTTCCGTCAAGGCCAAAGACCATAACGGGAACTGGGTTCAATTGCCGAACCAGAACCTGTTCACCGGCAGCAAGAAAGACATCGAGCGCAACAAATTCTGGGATAACGACCTTGCCCGGGAAGTATTCCAGACCACGCATAAAGACCGGTTCGCTGACATTTGGCCGGCCCGCTATTCTGACTACACGCCGGACGCCGTCAAGCGCCCGACCCCGGCGCAGATGGGTTTGGGCAAGGGCGCGTACCCTTCCTGGATGGCTATCGAAGCCGGCGGCCGGAAGGGCTGGTCCGAAGGCCGTATGGCCGATTTCGGGGAGGTCCCCTACAAGGAAAATCCCAAGGACCACTTGTTGGACGGGAACCCCGAACCGAGGGATTTCTCGCGTATCCTGGACCGCGTCAGTTCCTCTGATCCAAAACTGACGCCGCTTTACGTGCAGCATGACAGCGAAGGCGACAAGATCATTTTCGCTATCGAGGGTGAAGACCGTCTTGTGTCTGCGCCGCTGCGTGACGTCTCCTACTTCGCCAGCAAGTACGGGGCGGATGGCGTCACGCTGCACCAGCGCGACACAGAACAGCCCATCGGGGTCGTCAAGCGCGGCGAGTCGGACCCGGTCGGCCTTTTCATGCCGATGAAACAGGCCCCGGACCGCCCGTTGAGCGACGCGGACATCAAACGTCAGATACGCGAAGATTCCGGCGGAAAAGACAACCATCCGGTTTCTGGGTCCGCGCAGTCCGAGCATCCGAACGCCGGAATCGCCCCGAAGGAAGATGCCCGGGACGAGCCGGTGACGGAAGCCATGCAGCCGCCAGCCACTGCGCATGACGAAACCTCCGGTGGAGAGGCTCTGGGCGCGCCGGAAACGGCAGGCGCCCCCGGGGAGACGTCCCGGCCAGAGATCGGCATGAAATTTGGCGAAGAGATCGGCGGCTCCCGATACGACCGGGCGCAGTCCCGTCTGACGATTTCCGACCTTGCCGATATGACCGAACGGGAGCGCGAAGCCTACGTCGTCAAGAACAACGTCTGGCCGGCGATGCAGTATGACAAGATGATCGAGGACGGCGTTCCCCGTCTTGTCGCCTATTTGGTCAAAAAAATTCGGGATGCCATCCCTTCCGCCCCGCAGAAGTTGCGCGGCAAGACGACGGCCGAAGCCCAGGAAGTCTACATCCGCGCCGTCGAGCGCGCCCGGGACGTGCTGTCCGGCGTCAAGACCGAGGAAGACCTGAAAGGGCTTTTCGACAAGGTCTTTACTGCCAAAGAGTTCGATAGGGCCAGGCCATCCCTGGAAAGGTGGTCGCAGGACGGCCGGGAAATGGCCACGGCGCTTGGCGGAAACAAGTTTGTCAGGGCCGTTCAGGTGACCAGCCGGGATTTGTCCAACGCCTTTCGTAAAATGACTTCCACGGACTGGCCGGCGAAGAGAACGCGAAACAGCGCAAACGACGAGACGGGCAGGCCCCAGCCGTACAAGCGCCCGCTTCTGGAGAGCGTGGAGCGCACAGGCGAGGATTACCGGCAAGGGAAAGACGTCACGCCGGAAGCCTTTCAGGAAGTCTTTGGTTTCCGGGGCGGGGAGTTTGGCAAATGGCTCAGTCAGGGGGACCGGCAGGAGTCGCTCAACCACGCCTATGATGCGCTTATGGATCTCTCCGGGACGTTGGGTGTTCCGCCCAAGGCGCTTTCGCTCAACGGCGAGCTGGGGTTTGCTTTCGGCGCCCGTGGAGGCGGCCGGTTCGCTGCGCACTATGAACCGGTCAAGGTGGTCATCAATCTGACCAAAACGCAGGGGGCCGGCGCGCTTGCGCACGAATGGTTCCATGCCATGGACGATTACTTTGGCCGCCAGTCCGGCGACCGTGGCAAGGCCAGGCCTTATGTTTCCCATGGCGGCCTTGAGCGATGGAACCCGGTCACGAAGCAGTATGAATCTTTGTCGGCCATGCGACCGGAAATGGTGAAAGCCTGGGGAGACGTCATTTCCGCTTTGGAGCGTTTTGAAGGGAAACGCACCGATTTTTCCGCCAAGGCCGGCGGTCTTGGAAAATACTGGGCGCGTCCTCACGAAAAAGCCGCCCGGGCCTTCGAGTCGTATGTCCAGGATCAGATAGAGGGCGGCGAGAAGAAGAGCCAGTACCTTGTTCATGGCACAGAGGCCGAGATCCCGGGCGTCTACCCTTCCGGCCAGGAACGTGAGGCCATTAACGCCGCTTTCGACAACTTCTTCCAGACGGTCAAGACGAAGGAGACGGACAGGGGCGTCCTCATGTTCTCACGCTCGGAAGAGCCGAAGACAGAGGCGGCCCGTCTTTTTGAAACGGTCGAGCCGGTCAGGCTGACGGGAAACGAGATCGCGGATTTTGCCGAGCCGAATGACATCCGTGCCCTGCGCCGGGAGGCCGTGGCCTACGCCACCAGCGATGATTTCAAGCGGGAAGTGACCAACACCCACGACCAGTCGGAGATCATCATCACGCCGCGCTCCATCAGGAGCGCCTTTTCGCACGGCGCGGGGCCGGAGAAGATCCAGGCCGTGGCGGCGCTGCCGGAAATGTTGGAAAGGGCGGTGCCGGTCGGCAGCCGGACGGTCGAGGCGCAGCACCGTGAAAAGCGGCATTTTTATGCCGCGAAGTTCGCCATCGGGGACAAGGAATATGTGGCCGGTCTGGTGGTGCGGGAGGATGCGAACGGCAGGCGGTTTTACGACCACGAGCTGTCGAAAATAGAGAGCCCCGAGGCGGTTATCGTCACAGCCGGGCGCGGCCTCGATGAACGGGGCACGCAATCCCCAACGCCTCGGGACTCCGGGAATCCGGGGGCGGTTTTACCACATCAGGGTGCGGTCTCCGAAGAGTCGCGCGGTCCCCGGCCGTCCCAAGATTCCGTTATGGATATAGTGCGCAAAGCACTAGGCGTCAATATAGACTTCCGCTTTAAGCGGGCCGAAGGCGGGGAAGGGACGGCGGATAGAGCCTCGATGCAACAGGAAGGAGCGAACCGCCAGACCACGACGGAGGAGGAGCAGCCGCTTTTCAAACGCGGTCCCGGCGCGGACGTCGCGGCCTCCCCGGTGGCCAGGGCCGTGGCCGAGATGTTGCGCCAGGGGCTTTCCCAGGTGCCGGCGCTTCGTGGCCTTGTGGACGTCTATCATAGCGAGACCGACCTGCCGGCGGATCTGCGCCAGGACATCGAGGCGGCCGGCGTCTCGGGCCGGTTTTACGGGGCCTACGATCCCGAAACCAAGCGGATCGCGCTGGTGGCCGGGAACATCCCCACGGAAAAGGCCGGGCAGGCCGCCTTCGTCCAGACGCTCCTGCGCCACGAGGGGCGGCATGGCGGGCTGGACCTGGTGCTCGGCGGCCGGGAGGCGCGGCAGGAGCACATGCTGCAGGCCGCGCGGATCATGCCCAAGGAAGTTTCGCGCTGGCTGGAGAGAAACGGCCTCGACTCCACCCGAGCCACACGGGCCGAAGCGGCCGAAGAGATCCTGGTATCCTGGGCCAAGGACGGCACGGTGCACCGCGCCCTGGACCGGCTCCTGGGCAAGGTGGCCGAGTGGGTCCGGACCATCTTCCCGAGCCTCAAACTGACCAAGCCCGAGCTGCGCCAGCTGCTGGCCCAGGCCGATGACTTCGTGGACGGCAAGGGCCCCGACTTCGTGACGCCGCTCGGCCAGCCTTTTGCCGCCGCGCCGGCCTTTGCGCGAGGGGAAACGCGTTTCGCCCGGGCCGGCGAACTGGCCGGGGTGCCCGAGGAGAAGGAGAATGTTCGGGGCTGGTACAAGGACGAGGTGACGGCCACCATGCGCTCGGTCCTGCCGGCCGTGCGCGGGGCCGTGAAAGAGACGTCCGCCCTGGGCAAGATCCTGCGGTCGCCGGAATACTGGCAGCATCCGGTTTTGAAGCGCCTCTACGAAACCTTCCGGGACCGCACGGACCACGCCCACGAGATACTGCACAAGGCCCTTGATGCCGGCGAGGGCCGCACGATCCTGGACGAAGCCAAGACCGTGCTCAAGGACCCGAAGCAGCGCGAGATCTTAAACGAGGGTGTGGACCACGCCGACGTCAACGAGATCCAGCCCGAGGCCATGGAGGCCTGGTTCAAGGACCACGGCGCGACCGAGGGCACCATTGCCCTGTGGCGCACCATGCGGGAGCGGTACGACATGCTCCTCGATGAGCGTCTGGCGTCGTATCACCGGCTCATGGACAAGGCGCGCGACACCTACGGCCGCAAGATCGTCCGTCGCCTGATCGACGCCGGCATCCCAGCCGCCGAGGCCAAAACCTTCGACGCGGCCGATTACCACGCGGACAAGACCCTGTCCGAGGATCTGGCGCCCTACGCTTCGGAAGTGGCTGACGTTGTTTCCAAAGCGCGCAAGGACGGCCTGACCATCAAGGACCAGCTGACGGACGTGCGACTCAAGGGCGAGGACGGGGCGTCGTTTTCGCTCAAGGAGATGATCGAGCGCATGGGCCAGATGCGCGGCTTCTACGCCCCACGCCTGCGCGAAACCGGCGACTATGTGGTGCGCGGGGAGCGGACCGGCGAGGATGGTCAGGTCGAGCGGTTCCGGGCGCACAAGGAGTGGCGGGCCGGGGCCGAGGCGTTGCGGGCGAAGATGGAGCGGGCCGGCTGGGACATGGAGCCGGTCGGCCGGGTGGAGAAGCTGCCGGAAGCCACGCAAGGGATCATCAAGGCCCTGGAGCTGGCCAAGACGGTGGAATCGGCCGTCAACCGGGTGGGTGAGGACGTGGACGCGGGACTGGTCCAGGAACTGCTCGAAACCCTGGCCGACGAGGTCAAGGCCCGGGGATTTCGTGCCCAGTCCATCCGGCGATCGGGCCGGCACGGCGACGTGGTGACGGGCTATTTCAAGGACGCCATGGAGCGGTTCACCCGCTACGCCGGCCAGACGGCCTATGGCCTGGCCAAGATGGAGGCGGCGGGAAAGGCGGCCAAGGTGCTGTTCGGCCAGGACGGCGGGCCGGGCATCGACATCCGCAAGGAGCGCGACGTCTACCGGCTGGCAGTGGATTACCTTTCCGAGAACCTGCGCAACCCCGAGGCCGGGGACCGGGTCTTTTCCCTGGCCAAGTCGGTCGCCTCGCTCAAATACCTGGGCCTCAATCCCCGCTCGGCCCTGGTCAACATGTCGTCCATGGCCACGTCCGTGCCGGCTGCCCTCCACGCCTACGCCCTGGAAGGCAAGGGTGGTTGGGCCAAGGTGTCCCGGGAAATCGCCCGGTCCATGAAGGACTACCTGGGCGTCATGACCGGCAAGTGGGGCAGCTTCACGGCCGATGAGAAGCGGTTCCTGGAGGAGGTCCACAAGAAATCCGAGGATGATCCCCAGTTCGTCCGCGACGCCCTGGCCACCTACCGCGACACGGCCGGGAAAAGCTGGTCCTGGCTCATGGGCAAGACCCTGGCCATGTTTGGCGCGACCGAGCGGCTCAACCGGGGCAGCACCCTGCTGGCCGGCTATCGGCTGGCCCGGGCCGCCGGGGCGGACCACGACACGGCCGCCGCCCGGGCGCGGGAGACGTCCGACCGGGCGCACGGCGTCTACAGCAAGGCCACCCAGCCGGCCTGGACCTGGGGCACGTCGGCCGGGTCCCGGCTCGGCCAGTCCTGGTACGTCTACAAAAAGTACGGGCACAACTATCTGCAGCTCGTGCACGAGCTGTTCGGCAAGGGCGACTGGCAGGCGGCCACCTTCGCCCTGGCCGCGCCCATGGTCCTTGGCGGCCTGTCCTCCCAAGTGGCCATGTCCGTGGTCAAGGGCCTGTACGCGGCGGCCGGTGCCGACGACGATCCGGACAAGCTGGTCTACGACACCATCCGCAAAAATCTCGGCGGCCAGGCCGAGGATCTGGCCCGGTTTGGCCTGCTCGGCCTGGCCACCGGCACGGACATGTCCGGCTCCATCGGCACCATGATCGACACGCCGGACACCATGACCGACGTGCTCGGCCCCATGGGCGGCATGGCCCGGGACGTGCTGGCCGGCATCGGCTTTTTCGCCGGGGGCCAGCCGTGGCGGGGTGCGGAAAAGATCCTGCCGACCGGCCTTTCGAAGCCTTTGCAGGCGTGGCGGGAAGCCGGTGAAGGCGTGTCCACGTCCAAGAACTTCCCGGTGGTCGGTCCGGACGGCAAGCGGCTGATGCCGACGGTTGGCGAGTCCGCGGCCAAGGCGCTCGGCTTCCGTCCGGCCCGGGAGGCGGCCGCCCGGGCCAGGACCTCCGAGGCCATCGAGGAGGAAAAGAAATGGTCGGAGAAGCGCGACAAGATCTACTCGCGGTTCCGGGCCTTCGCCCTGGACGGCGGCACGGATGCCGGGGAGCGGCAGGACCTGGTTGCCGACGTGGCCCAATACAACAAGGCCGTGGCCGAAGCCGGGCTGGCGAACCGCGTCTCGTACATCACGCGGGAATCCCTGCTGCGCCAGACCGAGCGGGTGGCCGAGCCGACCAAGCGGGAAAAGGCCCGGCTGGCGGACGGAACCGCCCCGGTCAAGCCCTACGTGGACGTGGCCGGCGAGGACATCGAGGACCTGAACCATCCCTTTTACAAGGTGCGCCGGGCCTACACCGAGGCCCGGGAGCGGTACGACGCCCTGCGCCAGGCCGGCGACCTGGAGGGCGCGGTGGAACTTCGCGGCGAGATGCGCCTGCCGCTTTTGCAGCGGTTGGTCGGGAGTGTGAACACCGTGCATGAGGAAATGAACAAGGTCCGCAAGGGCCGCCTGCCGGCGGATGCCAAGGCCCGGCGGCTGGAAGCCCTGCGGGAGCGGGAGAAGCTGGCCATGGACCGGGCGGCGCGAATCGGAACCGGAATGGCCGTCAACCAGTAGGGGAGGGGGAATGTCGCTGTCCGATCGGATCGAGTACCGCACCTATAAGATCACCCTGGTCGAACCCTTGTTGGGATCGCTTCCGTCGCAAAAGCAGGTCTACCAGGATCTGGTGGCGGCCCGGGCGCCGGAGCCGGATGTCGAGGGCACGGAAGAAATAGCCATGTTGCCGGAAGGCATGGATGAGCGGACCACGGTCTTTTTGCGCAATGCCGAAGGCTGGTGCTCGATCCTGGACTACCAGTTTTTCGGCTTTCTCAAGGAGTCGGGGAACACGCTCAAAGACATCGTGCGCTATGAGACGGCGGGGAAGCGAGCCAAATCCACCAAGGAAGGCATCGCCGCGCTTCGCAACAAGCTTACCCGCTACGTTTTTTGCGGGCCTCGGATCATCCCCTTGCAGAAGGAGCCGAACGGGATTTTTCGGCGGCCGCTTCGGAGAATCACGAAAGCCGGTCCCATGAGCTGCATCGCCACTTCCGAGCTCATCAACGCCGGCATCTCCTTTGATGTCTGGATCGGCCTGCTGCCGCACGGCGAAGTCCAGTGGAGCGTGATCGAGCAGCTTTTGGAATATGGTCAGATTAAAGGGCTTGGTCAGTTTCGGGGTGGAGGCTTTGGTCGGTTCGCCTTTGACCTGGTCTCCCACAGTGCAACGTAAAAGCTAGGTCCGGTATCGTTGCGTGCCGTGACGCGCGGCTTTATTCGATCAAGCCCTTCAATCTGGCCGTAGGTTCAAACATGGAGTTGTTCGAGTGCACGGGGCTACGGGCCCGCCTCAGCCCGGCGCAATGCCGGGCGAACCGGACACGGCCGGTGTCGTCCTCGCTGGCCAATCTGCCGACGCGGCCGCCGGCCTGCCGGTCGTGCGTCCAGTGGAAGGAAATCGATCCGCCGCCGCCCGAGGTGGAAGACCCGGCCGAGCAGGCCCTGGCCGAGACCCTGGCCACGCTCTGGAGTGACATCGATGAGGGGCGGCTCGGGGTCAAGTATATCCTGACAGCCTACAACCGGCGGGTTTTCCCGGAACTGCAGAAACGCCGATCGGTCATTATGGCCGATTGGCTCCAAACGCTCGGGTTCCGGGTCCTGGATGGGGAAACCTTCCGGGAGGTACGCGGCCGCCGTTGCCTGCTGGTGGATGCAGCGGTCGAGGCGTTTGTGAAAGGGCGTGGGTTCCCGTTGCTGCAGGATCCCGGGGAAGTGGCGGCCGTGGACCAGCTGCTTGGCGTTGTGGGCCTCAAACAGGAACTGCCTGATCCGGGGGAGGATTGCAGGGTATCGGAAGACCCGGAGGAGGGGGAGCCGGTGGCCAGGACGCTTCAAGAGGCTTCCATGCCGGCTCCCGACCTGGTCAGGCCTTCACCCGATGCCGCGCCTTGTCCCCAATGCCGCTACTTCCAGCCCTTGCCGACCTTCCACGGAGGCGTGGAAGGGATGCGGCTCTGCTGGTCGGATACGCCACACTGGGATTTCGCCTGCTACCGGCCGCGTCAGGAACGGCTCATGGCCTCTATGACCGAGGGGGAACGGGTATGACCACGCCACGCGGCATGGTCCTGCCGGCGGACTGGTCGGCGCTGCCCCGGGTGCAACGGCTGCGGCTGTGGCTGCGCGGCGAGGGGCTCACGCTGGCCGGGCTGGCCGCCCGGATGGGGGTGCATAAGAGTGCCCCGGGCAAGTGGCTGGTGAGTTGTTCGGAGCCGTTGCCGACGAGGAGGAGGAAAGAACTGTTGGGGATGGGGATGCCGGAAAAATATTTGCCTTAATTGGACTATTGATGAAACTGGTTCATCTTGTTCCATCGTGTGGTTTGGAGAGATGGCCCGCATCAATGTCAAGCGATATACTTTCTCTTCTTCGACTTTTGCGAGCAAGAATATTCATTAGAAATCAAAAGAAATTTAAAATTGGTTTCATTGTTCATGGATCTTTCTTGCAAGTTCAAGGCCAGCATTTAATATTTTTTGAAAATCTTTCTCGCTTAACTCAGAGAAAGCTACTTTAACTTTTTCACCTATGACATGAGTGTCGTATATTTGTGGTATTTCTCGTAAAGATTGTTTGTATTCTTGAAAATATGCAGATGGAATTCCGGCCTTTTCGATCATCCGTTTTGAAACTAAGTGCAAATAGTTATTGTAAATAAATTGGCTAGTGAAATTGTCAGAGGTCAAGGAAAATCCAACAACACCCATTGTGTATTTGCCACTCAAATCACTAATCCAATGATCTTTAAAGTCATTTATAATTTCAGCAAAGGAGGCAGGGTTTACACTGTTTAAATACTGTTCCCAGGTAAGTTTAGATTTATTGTTTTTAGTTTCATCCTCGGGGCTGGACATCTTAGAATAAGTTGTGGTAATAATTTTATCTTTTAACCCTTCTGCGATATTAATATCTAAGGTTATTATTGCTCTTTCTATTTCAGAAGTTTGCGCAACGATTGTTGGACAAAGAATGATTCGGCCATCATGTATTGCTTGGTCCAGTGTTGCGAGTGTAATTGAAAAACCAAGATGAGGAGCCGATTGTATTGCTGCCGTCATGCGAAGCAAATTTTGATTTATTTTGTCACCTAATATTAATACTTTAAAAACTCCGCCACTCAATGTGTTTGTCAAATTGAATAGAAAATCTTCACTGCCTTCTAATAATTTAAAGTTGGATTTAGATCTTTGCTTCAAGGTTGTTACAAACTTTCCAGTGGACATTCGACTTATATCTTTTAAGTAGTCTATGACTTGTGCAACTACGACTCTTTTTGATTCTGGATTTTTGAAAAGCTTTGTTTCAATAATTACAATTTCACAGTTAGAAGTGACCAGCAGTAAATCGATGTTCCCGGATTCACAAGGAAATTCTCGGCAAATCAGTATATCGTTTAAATCACCTGTTTGAATATCCAGCAGGTCAAGTATGATTTGAGGATTTTTTTCAAGCAGGGATTGAACCTCACTCTCACGAGTGAATTCGTACCGTTCGGGATTGACGCAGTGTGTACAGTCTTTTGATAAAATGTAATACATAAGCTCTTGACTTTTAATCATTACGAAAGGTTTATGCTCTTGCTGTAGGAATCTCTTCCCACGCCGTTGTATAACGAGGCGACCGTCTGGCTTGGCGCATCTTCCACTCCTGCTTGATACCGCAGGCGGCAAGGCGCACCGTGTCTCTGCCCCAACGGGCATTAGCCTTGTCCAGGGCAGCCATGAGGCGCTCGCCCCTGGGGTCTGGCTCAGGAGCGGAATCCAGGAGAGAGAGTTGGCGGCATCGTCTCGGCTCCAGGCCCGTCAGCATGACACCGGCTTTTTTGTAGCGATATCCCTTCCGGAAAATGCGGTCCAGCATCTGCAGGGCTGCGGTCACGATCTCTGCAGTATGGGCGGTTGCCAGCGACAGTGCCCCGAACGCCGAATTGGCGTACTGTGGTTCACCCGCAATAAACGTATTGGTCTGCACCCAGACCGTCACGCCGCTGGCCACCATCCGGGCGGCCCGCATCCGTTCCGTGGCCCGGGTCGCATACACGGCCACCGCCTCGCGCATCTCCTCGATTCTGGTCACGGGCTGGCCGAACGACCGCGAGGCGGCCACGGACTTCTTGGCCGGCGGCGCTTTCTCCAGGTCGATACATGACATACCCCGCAGTTCGAGGAGGGTGTGCAGGCCGCCAACCGTCATCCGTTTTTGGACCCAAGCCCGGTCCAGGTCCCGGAACTGGAGGGCATTGGTCACGCCATGCCCTTCGAGCATTTTGGCATAGCGTCGCCCGATGCCCCAGACGTCACCCACGGGCAGGGCCTCGAGGAGCGCGTCCGGATCCGGATGGGACCCTATATCGAGAACCCCCTCCAGTTCCGACCGCTTCTTGGCGAGCTTGTTAGCCACCTTGGCCAGGGTCTTGGTCGGGCCGAGGCCGATGGAGACCGGGATGCCGGTCCACTGCCGCACGGTCGTTCGGATGCGCTGGCTGTAGGCGGTGATATCCTCGGGCAGGCCGGTCAGATTCAGGAAGGCCTCGTCGATGGAATAGACCTCCATTTCCGGCGCGAACCGCCCCAGCGTGGCCATGACCCGGGCCGACATGTTGCCGTAGAGCGTGTAGTTTGACGAAAAGACCGCCACCCCGTGCCGTTTGAACAGTTCACGGCACTCGAAGGCCGGCTTGCCCATGGGGATACCCACAGCCTTGGCTTCGACCGACAGGGCGATGACGCAGCCGTCGTTGTTGGACAGCACGACCACGGGCTTGTTGGTAAGAGCCGGCAGGAAGACCTTTTCGCAGGAAGCGTAAAAGGAATTGCAGTCCACCAGGGCCAGGACGTGGCGGGGCGGCATGGTTATCAGGCCCTGTGAATGATGAAGGTGACCACGCCCCAGATCTCAAAGGAGGTCTCCGGGTGGACCTCGATCGACATGTAGGCCGGGTTTTCCGGCGCGAGGAAGAGTCGCCCGTCCAGGCAGCGCAGTCGCTTGACGGTCAGCTCGCCGTCCACGGCCGCGATGACGATCTTTCCCGGCCGTGCTTCCACAGCCCGGTCCACCACCAGGATGTCGCCGGAACGAATGCCAGCGTCCCGCATGGAATCGCCGCAGGCCCGCACATAAAATGTGGCTGCCGGATGGGCGATCAGCAGCTCGTTCAGGTCCAAGGCCTTGTCCAGGTAGTCCTCAGCCGGGCTGGGGAAGCCAGCCGAGACCGGCGTCAGGTAGAGGGGGAGAGGGAGCCGGGTGCGGGCGACGAGAGGGGTGAAGTGGAGAAGGGCGCTCAT